GTGAAAATGTGCAGTTTATGGATACTAATCCTGCGTTTAACTACTTGGTTAGCAGTTCCGATGATCCAACCAGGGGGTTGGCTGACATGGGTGACGCTACTTTGGGAGATTTTCTCTCCAGGCCCATTCTTATTAAAGAATACACGTGGGCTCCTGGTCTTAATTTCTTCGAGCAGTTTAACCCATGGGAACTGTTTATGAATGATTCTCGTAACATAAACAGGATTTGTAATTACAATTTGTTTAGAAGTAAGCTGTGCATACGATTTCTGATCAACGGTAACGGGTTTTATTATGGACGCATGTTAGTGTCCTATAATCCATTGCATACCACTGATCAGACTTCTGTTTGGCAGTATAGGATAGCTGGGGGCGGTGCGTATGATGCTGACAACATCATGGCTAGCCAGAAGCCCCACATATACCTTAACCCTACTGAGTGTCAGGGTGGTGATCTGTGTGTTCCTTTTGTGCATTATCAAAATGCGCTTAAGGTGACTACCGCACAGTGGTCCGAGATGGGATTGGTCACCATGTTACCGCTTACAGAGTTGAAGAATGCTAATGGTGCTACTGACCCTATTACCATAAGTGTCTTTGCTTATGTTGAGGATGCTGTTATGTCTATACCCACTAACATGAATCCCGTTACAGTGACGCCGCAGTCAGACGAGTATGGCGATTCACCAGTGTCTGGGCCTGCTTCTGCAGTGGCAAGGGTTGCTGGAGCACTTACTAGTGCCCCTGTTATTGGTAGGTTTGCCAGGGCGACACAGATCGCTGCTGGTGCTGTTGGTGGTATTGCCAAGTTATTTGGTATGTCCAGACCTGCAGTTATCGATCCAATAAAGGTTTATAAACCCGAGTATGTTGGTGGTATGGCTAATACGAACACACCCGACGGCACTAATAAGCTTTCATTTGACGTTAAGCAGGAAGTCACCATTGACCCATCCGTTGTTGGTATTGGACCGGAGGATGAGATGAGTTTGGTGGCCATTGCTAAGCGTGAGTCGTATTACACGTCATTCACGTGGGATCCTGCCGGTGGTAATGCTTCGGGGCCAGGTCACAGATTATTCCGCACCCAGGTGCATCCTGGAATAAACCAAGTGGTCAACCCCGGCTCTGCGATACCTAATGCTATTGAGGAGTTTCACTTTCTGCCTTGTGGGCTTGCTGCCATGCCATTTGAAGCATGGGGGGGTTCTATGGAATTTAGGTTCCAGGTTGTGTGTTCCAATTTCCATAGAGGTAGGATTAGGCTTGTTTGGGACCCTAGTGATTTAGATGGTGTGAACAATGGTGGATATAATACTGCCTATAATCGCATTATTGACATTGCCGACATGAAGGATTTCACTTTTAGGGTGGGTTGGGGCCGCGAGTACAGCTTTCTACCTTACGTTGATCCTTTTGTTAGGTATGATGATGTTGGTAGTTACAAACCCTTGCCCACTTTCCAAACAGACAACTCGCAAAACGCTGGTTTTGCTGAGGTGTTGGGTAACGGTATTCTGTCTGTTTATGTGGTCAATGATCTTACTGTCCCCAATACCAACCCAGGTGTCAACAATTCTATCCAGATAAATGTGTTTGCCAGCATGTGTGATGACGCAAGGTTCGCACAGCCAGTTGATATGTCTAGGCGACCCATCAGCTACTTCAGGCCACCTGCTGGTGAAGAGGCTAATAGTGAGCCTGTGGTTGAACCTCAGTCTGATACCATGGCTGAGCAGGAGATGGCACCAGTATCTGCGGGGGTTGATACCTCTATTGCTGCTGAACAACCGACTACAGATCATATGATGACTGTGTTTTATGGTGAGCAAATTACTTCCGTTAGGGAGCTTCTTAAGAGGTATGCTTTCCATTCATGCACACCCATCACAGGTGATCTGTTTCAGAAGGTTACAATGCCCGACATGCCTTATTATGCTGGTTACAATCCCAGTGGTATGAATATCACTAGCTCCGGGTATTGGACCGGCTCCAGGTATGCTTATTGCAACACCACATATTTGAACTTATTTACACCCGCTTATGTAGCTTACAGGGGCGGTGTCAGGTGGAAACACCAGTTGATTGATTACAATCAAGGGACAACTGATATGTTCACTGTTGTGCGATCATCGGGTATAGTTAAGACGTGGACAGATGCGGAGTATATACCGTATTCAAAGGAGGCCTCTATCAATATGTTTGGTTTCGTTGGTCCTCAAGAACCGCGTATGGCGCGTTTGGCTGCCAGTTTCTTTCCTTCATTTACCAATGGTGGTTTCACTACACCTAAGTCACTTAACCCAGTAGCTGAGGTTGACCTGCCCTTCTACAATAATAGGAGGTTCATGTCAGCTAGGCGGATTAACAACTTGGACATTAGGACTACTGATGATGAGTTGCCACCTGTTCATAGTATAGTCACCTGTGGTGGTTACCAGGGTGTCGTGAACTATGTTGCATCAGCAGAGGATTTTAGCCTAGCTTTCTTTATTGGGGTCCCACCTATATATAATGTTGGCGTTGATGCGTTTTATCCTTTGCCTGAAGTCGCAGACCAGTAGACTTGTTGCAATTCTGTGACCTAAGCTTGCCGGAGCTATAAGCCGGCGCACTGACCGTTATGTCAATAAACTGACACCTTATTTTGGATATGTCTGTCGGCATATCCGACAGACAACCTCTAGCATGGGGGGTGTACGGTTTACCGTGTTTAACGCCTTTAGGCGGTATAGATTCTTTTAATTACACAATAGTTTATTTAAACTATAAGAAGATTTTCAAACCGCCTGTAAGGCGGTGGAGTTTTACTTCTTTAGTGCAATTT